AGCAATTGAAGAAGTATCTACTGGCTTTGATGTACATGCATATACCGCCAAAGTTATTACCGAAGCTGGTCAACCTACGAGTATGCAGGATGCGAAAGCGCATACGTTTGCTCCACTCTACGGCGCAACAGGATATGGTAGAACCAAAGCAGAAGCAGCGTACTACGAACACTTCAACAGCAAATACCAAGGAGTTGCCCATTGGCACTCCCGATTGGCTAAAGAAGCTATAGAAACACAAAAGATAACTACGCCTAGTGGTCGTGAGTTTGCGTTCCCTGATGTGGTACGTAAAGCTAGTGGGCGTGTGTCACACTTTACACAGATTAAGAATTATCCTGTGCAGTCATTTGCTACAGCGGATATTGTTCCAATTGCTTTACTGCACATTGATGACTTGCTAAAGGGTATGAAATCATGTATAGTAAATTCTGTTCACGACAGTATTGTTATTGATGTTCATCCTTATGAAGAGTTACAGGTTATCAACGTCATACAAGATACTAATGACAAACTACTTGAACTCATTACACTAAGATGGGGCATTGAGTTTAATGTTCCTCTATTATTAGAGGCAAAAATAGGACCGAATTGGCTTGACGTTAAAGACGTAGCATGATATAACTATGTCTCATTGTTTTTATGAAAGGAGAAATATATGTCACAACTTACGACTATTGATACAAACAACTATGCTGCTATGGCAGAAGCTATGGGTATTGCTAATGAAAAACAAACAGGTTCTTCTAGCAGTTCTCTGGCACGTCTACGCATACATCATTCCCCCATCATGGGGCCAGCCGAAGTTAATGGTAAAACAGTTAATGTTGAGGTTGTAGAAGCAGGTACATACAAGATGGAGATTCCAGATGGCCCGACTTACTACGCTTCAGAGATTAAACTGCGTCCATTCTTGCAACGCTTCATGTACAAGCGTTTTGTTCAGGCTTCAGGTAAAACACCTAATCGTTACATTAAAAGTCTAATGACTACTGATGCTAAACTTCAGTCTGATCTGAAGGATAATGATGGTGGATTTAACTGTGGTAAACCTGCTGGCTACATAAAGGACTTCAAAGCATTGCCAGAGAAGATGCAAGAACTGCTTAAATCTATTAAGCGTGTTCGTGTGATTCTAGGTACTGTAGAGTTAGTTAACCCAACTGATGACAAAGGTAATGCAGTAGAAGTACCTAACACACCAGTTGTGTGGGAGATTGATAACCGTGATGCTTTTGCTGAGTTAGGTAAAAGTTTTGCTACATTAGCAAAGATGTCATTGCTACCAATCAATCACATCATCCATCTAAAGTCTGATGAGCGTAAGATTCCAACTGGTGCATCTTACTACGTACCCTTGGCATCTCTTGATATTACAAATGTCCTTGAGATTGAAAAAGAACAACATGACTTTTTTGCTAACTTTGTTGCTTGGGTTGATAACTACAACAGTTACATCCTTAACGCTTGGTCAGAAAAAGCTACTGAACACATGAATGATGATGATGTAGATGTAGTGGATGGTATTGTTGACATTGAGATTGATGAAGAGGATGCTGCATAATGAACCATCCCGCTGAACTAACACTACATCAGTATATGACTGATGCGGTTCGTGGCGATAGTGCTATGACTGAGGAAACCATACAACAGGTAGCCACAGATGTAGCCGATGCGTTGCGTAGGCAGTTCGGCAGCGGTAAGAGCCGGGGCGATTTCAAAATACGGATGTCTAATGTGGGTCGCCCCACTTGCCAACTCTGGTATGAAAAGAATAAGCCAGAAGTAGCGATACCAATGCCGACTAATTTTATGATGAACATGATGCTTGGAGATATCGTTGAAGCTGTCTTCAAAGGCGTACTAAAGGAAGCAGGTGTTAAATATGAAGACACTGAAAAGGTTACTCTGGACGTTGGGAATACTAGCATTAACGGCTCATATGATATTGTCATTAACAATGCTGTTGATGATATTAAATCAGCTTCAGACTGGTCATACAGAAACAAGTTTGAATCCTTTGACACCCTTGCCAGTGGTGATGGTTTTGGATACGTAGGTCAGTTAGCTGGCTATGCTAAAGCATCAGGCAAACGGGCTGGTGGTTGGTGGGTAGTCAATAAAGCTAATGGTCATTTTAAATACGTACCAGCTACAGGTCTTGACATGGACACTGAAATTGCTAAGATTGAGGATACAGTAAAAACAGTAGAGGAGAATAAGTTTGAAAGATGTTTTGAACCAGTTCCTGAAACTTTTCGTGGCAAGCCCACAGGTAATAAAGTCCTTAATAACGGATGTAAATTCTGTAGCTATCGTTTTGACTGTTGGTCTAATCTTACTGAGCGTTCTGCTGTGAAGTCACAAGCTAAGAACCCGCCTACAGTCAGTTATATTGGAGATGTAATTGCTGCATAAAGCAAGGCGTATGGCTATAAAACATGGGTATCGCAGTGGGCTAGAACATAAAATTTCCATTTATCTTGATGAACACAAGGTCAAGTATAGCTACGAGGACATCAAGATTGAATGGGAAGACCTAGCCTACCGCACCTATACCCCTGACTTTATACTTAACAATGGTATCATTATTGAGACAAAAGGCAGATTCATGGCGGCAGATAGGCGAAAGCATATTGCTATTAAGAAACAACATCCCAAGCTAGATATACGCTTTGTGTTTACTAATAGCAAAGCTAAGTTAAGTAAGGGTGCCAAGTCTTCATATGCAGACTGGTGCATTAAGAACGGCTTCAGATACTATGACAGGATTATTCCTGAAGATTGGTTGAAGGAGAAGGGTAAGAACAAGCATCCAAAGTTTATTAAATTTGGTGGCACTAAAGTAAAAAGGAGATAAGTATGGACATGATGGAAAAACTATCTAAAGAAATAAATATAGAAGACTTACTTATACGTGTAAGGCCATTTGCTGATGACGATGGTAGATGGTCAGGTGAAGTTGATATATCTATTATGGCAATGCCAGACAATCCTATGGATGATGAAGACTATTATCAGGTTATGCACTTTGCTAAAATGATGTGCGCATCTGTACCTGTCATGGAAGAGGTAGAAGAACTACGTAATGTAGTACATGAATATGTCACACAAGTTATGGACAATGAAATAGATATTGATGTAGAATTAGAAGAAGAGGCAGGTGTAGAGAAAATATATGATGGCAACGTAGTACACCTTAACTTTAACACAAAGACAGGGGGTTCAGCATGAGTAGACATGAAGCATATATGAAATTGATGGAAGAATCAGAACAGTCAGGTAAACGGCCTTGGGGTAGTGTTGATATGGTAAATAGTCCACCACATTACAATCAGACAGGCATTGAGTGTATACATGCTATTTCTGCTGCCACTGACAAAGGGTTTAAGTATTATCTGCAAGGAAATATTATGAAGTACCTATGGCGTTTTGACTACAAAGATAAACCCCTTGAAGACTTGAAGAAAGCGCAGTGGTATTTAGACAAATTAATTGAAGAGGTAATGGCGAATGATAAGAGTTAAAATGTTCATTACCCTTGACGTAGATGAAGATGAATACCCTATACCAGCCGATGGTAGAGTTGGTGAGGAATTAGAAGATGGTATCCAAGAATACTTTTATGATGTAGAAGGTGCCACTATAAAAAATATTAGAACAGTAACGGAGTGATGAAATGAGAAGCAACCAATTACCAACAGACTATCAAAACTTTATCGCTCTTTCCCGATACGCACGATGGAAAGAGGATGAACAACGAAGGGAGACATGGAGTGAAACTGTCGCTAGATACTTTGATTATATGGAAGGGCATCTTGGTGCTAACTTTAGTTATAAGCTTCCTGATACACTAAGAGGTGAACTAGAAGAGGCTGTACTTAGTCAAGCTATCATGCCTAGCATGAGGGCATTGATGACATCAGGGCCAGCACTAGACCGCTGCCACGTAGGTGGATACAACTGCTCATACGTACCTGTGGATAGCCCACGTGCGTTTGATGAGACTATGTACAT